TAGTCTAGAGCAACGTCATGTATTCTTTGTTCATGGCGGTGTAGATACAGAAGATCGGGAAAAAGTCCGTTCCATTACAGAAACTCAAAATAATGCTATAATAGTAGCATCATACGGAACATTTAGTACAGGTATCAACATCAAGAATTTGCATAATGTCATTTTTGCTTCTCCTTCCAAATCACGAATACGGAATCTACAATCAATTGGTAGGATTCTTAGAAAGGGGAACAACAAGACCAAAGCAACTCTATATGATATCGCTGACGACATTTCCTTCAAATCCAGGAAAAATTACACACTTAATCACTTAATTGAAAGGATTAAGATTTATAACGAAGAAAAATTTAACTATGATATAGTAAACATACCACTGAAAAAATAATGGGAGAAGAGTTCTACTGCATATTAAAATTAGTTTCTGGGGAAGAAATCCTCTCATTAATCAATATTGATGAGTCGGGGGATGAACCTATCATTGTTGCACAAAGTCCTGTAATAATGAAGGTACAGTATGGTGCAGAAGGAACTTCTTACATTAAAGTAAAATCATGGATGGATTTATCAGATGAGGACATATTTGTAATCAAACCAGACAAAGTCATTACTATGACTGAAACTAAAGATCAGAAGTTAATTGATATATACAACGATTTTATAAAAGATGAAGAACAAGATCTTTTTAAAACACAAGGAAGAATTAATATGACATCAGAAATGGGATTAGTCGGTACGGTTTCCGACGCTCGAATAAAATTAGAAACTATCTATAATATGAAACAACTTCCACCTGCTTCAGACTCTAAAGAACCTGAGTAATATAGCTATTATTACCCTTGAACCTCTACAAAGGTTATTGTACATAGAATTGGGTACCTTGTCAAGTCATTATATTTGTGATACAATATATTCAGTAAGACGGAGATAGCAATGCTATGCCAAAGAAGAAGTCAGAACATTATGTAAACAACAAAGAGTTTTTAGAAGCATTAATTGTTTATAGGTCAAAAGTGGAAAATGCTAAAGAGAATGATTTACCAAAACCACGTATTACCAACTATCTTGGAGAGTGTTTTTTAAAAATAGCAACACACTTATCATATAAACCAAATTTTGTTAACTATATGTTTCGTGAAGATATGATATCTGATGGTATCGAGAACTGTGTTCAGTACATCTATAATTTTGATCCCGCGAAATCTAAAAACCCATTTGCATATTTCACTCAAATTGTTCATTATGCTTTTCTTAGACGTATACAAAAAGAAAAGAAACAATTAGATATTAAAACAAAAATAATTGAAAAGACTGGTTATGACGAAGTTATGACAGTAGATGATAGTGCTATGTCAGGCAGTAGTTCTGATTATAATACAATTAAAGATAATATTGTTTATAAGACAAATAGATGAAGGTTGCTATTATAACAGATACTCACTACGGTGCTAGGAAGGGTTCTAAACACATACACGATTACTTTGAGAAGTTCTATAAGAATATCTTCTTTCCGTCTTTAGAAGAGCATAATATAGACACTGTGATTCATATGGGAGATATATTCGATAGTCGAAAGGCAATCGATCTCCAAAGTTTAGAGTGGTCAAAGAAAGTAGTATTTGAACCATTGAAGAAATATAGGGTACACGCGATTATTGGTAATCATGATTGTTATTACAAAGATACTAATTATGTAAACTCTCCAGAGTTACTATTAAATGATTACTCAAATATAACAACTTATTCTGAACCTGCTGAGATAAATTTAGATGGATTGGATATATTACTATTACCTTGGATTAATTCAGAAAACTATGAGAGCACAAAGAATTTAATCAAAACTTGTAAATCAAAAGTTGCTATGGGACATTTAGAGATGAATGGTTTCCAAGCAACTCGTGGTCATGTTATGGAAAGTGGTATGGAAGTCGATGTCTTTCAGAATTTTAGTAGAGTCTATTCTGGACATTTCCATACCAGATCTAATGATGGAAAGATATATTACTTAGGTAATCCATATGAGATGTTTTGGAACGATGTAAATGATCCTAGAGGTTTTCATATATTCGATACAGAGACTTTAACTCATACTCCAATAAATAATCCATATAGACTATTTTATAACATATATTATGAAGATACCCCACATCAATTATTTGATTTTACAGAGTATGACAATAAGATTGTAAAAGTAATTGTTCGCCAAAAAACGAACAGTAGGAACTTTGAGAGATTTATAGATAAACTTTATTCCAGTGGTGTTCAGGATCTTAAAATAATTGAAAACTTTCAGTTGCAAGAAAATGAAGAATTTGCTATAAGTGAAGAAGAAAATACAATTACCATATTAAATCGCTATGTAGATGAATCTGAAATAGATCTTGATAAGTCTAAAATTAAAGGTATCCTTCAAGATATCTATAAACTAGCTCGCGAGGTAGCAGAATAATGTATATGCTTACTCTTAAAGATCGTACTACAGATGGTGCATATGCTGTCAGCGATAAGAACGGTCAGAAAATACTTCTTATGTTTGAAGAAAGCGATGATGCCGAAAGATATGCTTCTTACATGATGAATGATGAAAAATATGATAATGAAATGGTTGTTGTAGAAGTTGATGATGAACTTGCTGTGAAAACATGCAAGATGAATAATTACAAGTATTCTATTGTAACTATTAATGATTTTGTTCTCCCTATACTATGATTATCTTTAAAAAAATACGTTGGAAAAATTTCTTGAGTACTGGAAATCAATTTACACAAGTTGATTTTTTAGAGTATCAGACTAATTTAATTGTTGGAACAAATGGTGCAGGAAAGTCTACAATACTAGATGCTCTTACTTTTGCATTGTTTAATAAACCTTTTCGTAAGATTAATAAGTCTCAATTAGTAAATACCACTAATGAGAAAGAAACTCTTGTTGAGGTTGATTTTGAAGTTAATAATAGAGAATATGTTGTTCGTAGAGGGATAAAACCAAATGTATTTGATATTCAAGTAAATGGAGAGTTATTGCATAGAGAGGCAGACGATAGAACTAATCAAAAGATATTAGAAGAGAATATATTAAAAGTTAATTATAAGTCCTTTACACAGATTGTAATTTTAGGTAGTAGTGCATTTGTACCTTTTATGCAATTGACCGCACCTAATCGTAGAGAAGTTATTGAAGATCTTCTTGATATTAGAATCTTCTCATCCATGAATAACTTCCTCAAAGATAAAGTTAGGATAGAGAAAGAACAAATCAAATCTTTGGATCTAAAAAAAGATAATATCAAGGATAAGATACTTATGCAGGAAAACTTCTTGAAGGAGTTGGAAGAGCAAGGAAAGACTAGTGTAAAAGCAAATCAGGATAAAATTATTACCTTACTAAATGATGCGGATAATTGTTCTAATGATAATAAAAAATTAGAAATTAATGCTTCGGAACTAACAAAACAACAAGAAAAAGTATCTGGGTCTAGTCAAAAGTTACTGAAACTTAACAATCTAAAGGGTAAAATTACTCAAAAAGTATCGACAATAACCAAGGAACATAAGTTTTTTAGCGAGAATGTAACATGCCCTACATGTACACAGACAATAGAAGAATCGTTTCGTTTAAATAGAATTGACGACGTTCAATCTAAAGCAAAGGATCTCAACAAAGGTTTGAAAGAACTGGAGGAGACGATAGAATCAGAACGAGAAAGAGAACGTCTCTTCACCAAACTAGCAAAGGAGATTACTAAACTCAATAATGACATTTCTCAAAACAATACTAGGATATCTGGATACCAACGACAAATCCGAGATCTGGAATCTGAAATTCAAAGAATTACCGAACAATCTAAAAACAGAAATACTGAACATGAGAAGTTAAATGAGTTTAGAGAGAATCTTCAAAAGACTTTCGAGAACTTAGCAGATAAAAAAACAGAAATAAACTATTACGATTTTGCGTATTCCTTACTGAGGGATGATGGTGTAAAGACGAAGATTATTAAAAAGTATCTTCCCTTTATTAACCAACAGATAAATCGTTATCTACAGATGATGGACTTCTATATCAACTTTACACTTGATGAGGAGTTTAAGGAAACTGTGCAATCTCCTATTCATGAAGATTTTTCTTATGCCTCTTTCTCTGAAGGAGAGAAGATGAGAATCGATCTAGCATTACTTTTTACTTGGAGAGAGGTTGCTAGAGTTAAGAACTCTGTAAATACTAATCTATTAATTATGGATGAAGTATTTGATAGTTCATTAGATGGTTTTGGTACAGAAGAATTTCTCAAAATTATTCGTTATATAATTAAAGATGCTAACATCTTTGTTATATCTCACAAGACAGACTTGTTAGATAAATTTGAAAGTGTTATAAAATTTGATAAAGTAAAGGGATTCTCTCGTAAAATATCTTAAGACAATTAAAAAAGTGTCACATCAACCATCCCTTTGGATGGTTTTACTGTCTATAATTGATATATCAGATAAAAACACAAATGACAGTTCAACACGAAATCAAATCTCAACTAGCAAAGTTACTTGCTACAGAAGACCTTATTGTAGAGCACAAGAAAGTAGAGACAGCATACTTCAATGTTGCAACTCGTGTTCTAACACTTCCTCTATGGGATAAAGCAAGTAGTATGGTATATGATATGCTTGTTGGACACGAAGTTGGACACGCTCTATACACACCTGATGATGAGTGGTGGAAGAAGTATGAAGTTCCCCCAAGTTTCGTTAACATCATTGAAGATGTTCGTATTGAGAAGTTAATGAAGCGTAGATATGCAGGTCTTTCTAAGTGTTTTTACTATGGATATCAAGAGTTGAATGATGATAATTTCTTTAGTATTGATCCAGACAATCTTGAGGAAATGGGTTTTGCTGATAGAATCAACTTACATTTCAAGATTGGTAATTTTGTTAATGTCCCTTTCCTATGCGATAGAGAACGCGAGATCGTTTCTGTAATAAATGCTGCAGAGTCTTTTGATGATGTATTAGAAGCAGCACACGTATTATATGAATACTGCCAAGAACTTCAAGATGCAAAAGATAAAGAAGAGTTAGAACTAAAAATAAATGCTAATGACTTAGGATTTGATGGTAAGTCTAGTGGTGGTAGTTCTTCATCAGAAGATGAATTACCAGATTTTCCAGAAGGAGAAGATCTATCAGAAGGAAAAGGAGGATCAGGAGAAGGAGATAAGGAGAATAAAGAAGTAGATGCAGATCCAGATCAACACATCATAGATCCAAAT